GCCGCCTTCAGCAAGCTGAAGCGCAGACGGTACAGACCAGCCGTGCCTTTGGGCGTGTTTTAGGGCAGGCCTTGGCCTCCACCTCTGCTGGTGCGAGACGACAACTCCAAGACCTGCAGTCACTTATCGCGGAGCAGCGCCAAGCGATTGACACTATCGACACGCTGTCACAACGCGAACGGCGCTTAACCAGCAATGTTGAGGCACGTGCCAATGCACAAGATCGCCTAAACCGCGCTCTAGCTCAGCAGCGCCAGCTCACTTATCAAGAATCCATTCGGGCAGGCCGCGAAACTGTCCGTGCTGGTGCGGCCGCTTTCGCTGATCCTAGTTTACTAAGTCCCGAAGGGATAGATCGTCGCTTCGGTGAATTACCTAATACCACCGCTGCCTTAAGTCAAGAGCTAAGCGAGTTAAGCGAACGCCTAGCTAATACTGTGCGAGGCAGCACGGATTATGTCAATGTATCTAATCGTATCGCTGACGTTCAACGCGAACTAAGACGCGAGCTGACTGGTACGGCCGAGGCTTTTGAACGTCTTGCCCGTGCCCAGTCCGCTACTGAACGCCGCGGCCAGAAGGTAGCAGGCATCCAGGAGTATTACAGCACTCAAGGCCCCTTAGCTCCTGGCGTAGGCGGTTACCGCGATCCCGCAACAGGGGCAATGATCGCCCGTGGAGCGCGTACACCTGACCGTATCCGCGTAGACGAAGCTGCCTACGCTCAGCCCATCGGTCCTCAGGCGTTCCCTGAAGCCGGCCGCCGTGCTCAGGAAAGCATCAAAAGCGCTCTAGACGACGTAAACCGCATCTACGAAAACTCTAAAGTTCAACGTGCCGAGATACAAACTAAGTATGACAATATCTATACAGACAAACTGCTCCAAGGCCTTGACTTAGAGGGACAGATTCGCGACAAGGCCTTCCGCGATGAGCTAACTGCATTCGATCGTCAGCTCGAGGCGCGTGACCGCAAACGCCGTGGCCGACTTACAGCAGGCCAAGCCATCCAAGCAGCCGGCGCAGCCATCTCCGGCGGCATCTTCGGTGGCCCGGAAGGCTTCTTAGGCGGTATCGGTGGTGCGGCTATCGGCTCCGCTATTCCTGGCCTTGGTACGGTCGGCGGTGCCTTTGCTGGTGCAGCCGTTGGTGCTCAGGTGGGTATGTTCCGCCAACAAATCGCAGGCACCGCAAATTACGCCGCACAAATCGGCAAACTTCAAATCGCCCTGCGCGGCATCGTTGGAAGTCAACAAGACTACGAAACCGCTCTACGAGTCGCAGCAGGCGCAACACGTGAGCTCAACATTCCCCAGGAAGAAGCCATCGGCGGGCTCACACGCCTTACCGCTGCGGTAAAAGGTGCAGGCGGGACCGTTATGGATTCCAGCTTTGCATTCCGCGCCATCAACGAAGCTGTAAAAGCTACTGGAGGCAACGCTCAGCAGGCCGACGGCGCCGTTCTTGCCCTCACACAGGTCTTCTCGAAAGGCAAAGTAAGTGCCGAGGAACTCAACCAAATTGCTGAACGCTTGCCTGGCACGTTCACCCTATTTGCGCAAGCCGCCGGCAAAACAGGCCCCGAACTACAGAAAGCCCTAGAGCAAGGTCAGGTCGGTCTTAACGACCTCATGAAGTTCCTTGCAATTCTGCGTGATCGCTACTCAGGCACTGCAAGAGACATTGCTAAGTCTTCGGAAGACGCTGGCGCTCGTCTGCGCGTTGCCTTCGATGGCATGCGACTAAGTGTTGGTAAAGCCCTGCAACCCTTAGGCGCTGAATTCCAAAATGCATTCGCTAATTTCATCACAAATATCACACCTGCTCTTACCGCCGCTGTAAATGGCGTGGCAGCAGGAATACTAAATATGTACAAAATTATTGCGTCCGGTTTTGGACTGCTTGGACAATTACGTGATCTTATTGTAAATGTAACCAAGGTACTTATTGTCTTTGGTGGCGTTTCTGCTGGTGTATTTGTCGCTAATAATATAGCCACATTCACTACTGCTATTAAAGGTGTCTTAGTTGTACTCCGCACAATGCTTTCCATTGAGAAGGCGCTACTTGTTATTGAGAGCGCTCGACTCGCCGCACAAACCCTCATCGCCGGCCTAAGTGCTGGTGCAACAAAGGGTCGTGTTGTGGGCGCCGTATTAGGTGGCGCTGCCGGTATTGGCGCTGTTGTAGGCATTGGTGAAATTATTAAAAAGATAGTCAAAGATATTGAAAGTGGTATCTCTGGTGGCCTAGGTAATGTAAAGCTCGACTTTAAAGACCTTTCTACTAATTTCCCTTCTCCACCAGACAAGTCTGCGGACAAAGCCGCTAAGGCTCAGGAATCGCTTATGCGCAAGCTGCAGAGCGATTTTGATGGCACAATCACGCAACTAGGTAGGCAGTTCAATGCCGTAGCTAAGGACACGCTGTATGAGACGCTCCTAGATTACGAAGCAAAGATACAAAAAGCCTATAAGCAGAATAACCTACTTCTGGCTGAAGATCTAAAACTTAAGCAGAAAGCAGCTGCCCTAGATATCACGGAAGAAGTTTTACTGTCGGAGAAAGCCTCCCTGCAGCAAAAACTCGCCGAAGCTCGCGCCAAAGGTCTCGACGCCCAGGCTGTACAGAATCGCCTAGACACTGTCAACGCAGAACTAAAACAAATCAACTACGACAGCACAAAAGAAACAACAGCACAACTAGAAAAGCAGGCAACCTTAGCTACACAAATCAAGGATGCGCTTACCCAGGCTTTTGCTCCTACAGCTGGCGGGCCTGGTGGTTTGCTGACTAGCGGCGTAGTAGGCGGCGTATTCCCTGGTGCGTTCACCGGTGAAGAAGAATCCTTCAAGAGCCTTACTGATCAGCGGGGAATCGAGCGCATAAAGGAGCTGGGCAAAGAGCTTCAAGCACTCATTAACCCGCTTGGCCAAATCCTCACCGCAGCAGAAGCTATCGGTAGTACATTCTCTTCGTCGTTCACCAGTGTCATCAACGGCACAGCTTCCGCACAACAAGCCCTTGGCTCCTTCTTTAGCAACATTGCTAATTACTTCCTAGAGATGGCTGCTAAGTGGATTGAAATGGCGATCCTTAATTCAATCCTTCAACTATTCCCCAGCGGGCCTAAGTTTGGCTCCAGCGCGGCCGTGCCAGGTCTATCTGGTTTGACTGGTGCGGGCGCACTAAGCGGAGGTGCTTCAATCGCTGGCACTACCGATTGGGCATCCCAGGGAGGCGGTTTCTTCTCCAAGCTCAAAATGAACGCCCTAGGCAACGCCTACGCAGCCAACGGCATCGTCCCCTTCGCCATGGGCGGCATCGTCAACAAGCCGACACTATTCAAATTCGCCAACGGCGGCGTCCCTGGCACGGGGCTTATGGGCGAAGCCGGCCCCGAAGCCATCATTCCCTTAAGGCGTGGTGCTGATGGTAAGCTTGGTGTAGCTGGGGGTGGTAATACCACCAATGTGACCGTGAATGTAGACGCGCAGGGCACGCAAGCTCAAGGTGATGATACTCGCAGTCAACAGTTGGGTATGGTAATTGCAGCAGCCGTACAGGTTGAGCTGATTAAGCAAAAACGGCCCGGAGGCCTGTTGGCCTGATGACAACCTTTACCTATACACCAGATCGTCCAGCAAGCGAGGTATCTCAGCCTCGACTAGATCAAGTACGCCTCGGTACTTATGAAGAGCGAACAACATTTGGAATAAATCCTTTTCGCGACACCTGGAATTTAACGTTTAGCAATCGCAGTATATCGGACATTGCAGGTATAGTCACATTCCTCAAAGCGCGTGACGGTCTAGAAACATTTGAGTGGCTAACACCTTTTAGTGAGACTGCCCAGTTTATCTGTAATGAATGGGATGTACGTCTTGAGTCCTGCGATTACAGGACCGTCACCGCTACCTTCGAGCTTCGTTACGAGCCCTCTGCAACTAATGCAGCCATTCCTGCTGGTACTGCAACCACGTTTACCTGGATACCTGATTTCACTGCAGATCATAAATACCAAGCAAACACTAATACATTTAAATACGGGGAAGGTTATACTAAACGACTAAAGTTTGGATTAAATGCTCAAGCTGAATCTTGGAATCTGCAATTACGCAACCGTACAAACACAGAACGCGACGAGATCAGAACTTTCCTTAGGCAAGCACGTGGGCAGACAGCATTTGCGTGGACTGACCCTTTGACCGGCGTATTGGGTAAATACATCTGCACTGATTGGACGACCACATTTAATAATCATAATAATAATGATGTTCAGGCTAGTTTTAAGAGAGTGTTTGAACCATGACTGTCCCCGTTTCAGCCCTACAAGAAGTAGCGCCAGGTGCTCTCATAGAGCTGTTCGAACTAGAGCTGAACTTGGCACAACATGGGATCAGCGAAACACGCCGTTTCCACGCCGGTACAAGCCTCAACAACAATGGCGAGGTGGTGTGGAACGGTAATAGCTACGAACGTTTGCCTCTTGAAGCCGATGGTTTTGAGTACAGCGGCAACGGGCAATTGCCGCGCCCCAAGGTCCGAGTGAGCAACATCCTTAACACAATTACTGCACTGCTCTTGGGACTGCCTGATGGTCTAGAGGGCGCTAAGTTTACACGCATTCGCACTCTAGCCCGATATATCGATGCGGCTAATTTCCCTGGTGGGGTGAGCCCCTACAGCCCGGATCCTACCGCCGAATTTCCAC